TTTTTCATGGTACTGTTGACTTTTGGATTCTGGATACTGTTGATCCCATTTTACCCAACGAGGTGTGTCGTGTGTGGTTTAACAAAATATGAAGCCACGTCTGGTAGCTTGCCAAAGTGGCAGCAGTTCATAATTGTATTTCTTCTTTTAAGTTTTCTGCTCTGGTATTTTGGGAAATAAACTATTAATTTTGCTGGGGAAATAAAAAATAAATTTAATCACCCGACGAGTTTCTTTATTATAGATAGAGGAAGGAATAAACCTGGGCCAACAGATCCTTCCTAAGAGGTGAAAGGACAGCCAGTGCAAGTGAAACATAGATCCGTTTTTGAACCAGCCCAAGGTCATCATCTTTTGATGGCCTTGGTTGGACCCCAAGAGCTTCGACGCTTGCACTGGCGTGAATAGCTTCGATGACCTTGGGCTGGTTCAAAAACGGATTTTTTATTGATTGTAAAATCTAAGGAGGTTTGAAATGGAGAATAAACATCTATCCAATTTCATTGGTGGCGGTTTCTGGCAAGTAAGTAAACAAATGGTCAAAGCTTTCGGAATTTCCGAGGCGGTCTGGTTCACTTACCTCTTTGATTATAGAATGTGGCTAATCAAAGAAAACAAAATCGCAGATGACGATTATTTTTACATTTCCCAAGAAAAAATATTCAAAGATACAGGAATATCTATCGACTTACAAACCCAGTATATCAAAAATTTCCTGAACCGAGGCTTCCTGTTAAAAGAAAAGAAAGGGCTTCCAGCGAGAAATCACTATTATATCAATTCGATAAGTATGATTCAGTACCTCCAAGAGATAAATTTTCCCTATGAATCAGCCAATCAACAAGTCCCCGTAGAATACGGGGACAAGACCAGTGGAAATACGGGGACATATAATAATAAAGTAACAGTAATAAATGAATTTAAATATGCTGTTCCTAAAGGAACAGACGAACCTGAAGGTTCGTCACCAGAACGAGAAGACTTGTTAAGTAATATGATCCTTCGACCAATAAAAATATCCCCTTATAGAAATTTTACAGAACAGGCGAAAAGAATCTTCCTTTATTGGAACAGTAAAGGTAAGCCTCTTACAAAGCACAAGGAAAATTCAGGGGCATTTAAAAAAGCTCTCATAGATTTGGATCTACTTATTCGCAGAGGTTACTCAGAAGAAGAAATCAAAAAATCAATCGATAATTACTACTGGCTCATTACTTGGAAAGATTTCATTCAAGCTGGTCATGATAAATCAGGAACAATTATCGGATTAAACCAATTCACTGGTTTTGGTCCTAACACAAAAGATCGCATTAAAAAATTCAACCCAGATCTTATCAAGAATAATGTCACCTCCTGGTTTGAGGAATGTTTGAACACCAGAGAGGTTCTTGAACAAAAATGGTCGAAAATGGTCAAAGACGAGTACCCACAAGAAACAAAGAAACTAAAAGAACTTTGGGAAGAATTTGGTGGCAGGAAATTAGATCCTGTCAACGATGAGAATATATTCCGCAGACTTTCCATAAGAGCCCACGAATTCTTCATTAAGTTGAATGGCAAGTATCAATGGGGAATGATGGAAAGATATCCGCTTCAACGATTACATCATTTATTTGATTGTTTACAAGCAGAAGGACAGAATTGGAGAAAGGCACAACCATCGTATCTGTTAAATCCAAAGATGTTCACAGAGAAGCTTCCAGCCCACTGGGAAAGAATTGCATTAGCTGATGCGTTGACTGAAGAAGAAAGGAGGCAATTATTTGAAGGCGACCATATGGAGATTTCAAGTCATTTCTGTACAGACCCAAATAGTTCAAGAGAAAAGACGTTAGCAATCATTGCAGCCCAACATGCAACGAGAGAAAGTGAGCCACTTCAAGATTATGGCGATGCTGATTTTGATTGAAAGGAAAGTCTATGGCAAAGATTCAACGGTACTCGATTGACAATAAAATCGAGAAAAAGATTGTAACTGGGATGATTACAAATTCTGAATTTTGTACGAGTATTCAGAAAATGATCAAAGAACAATATTTTCAGATTGACTATGCAAGGACAACGGTTGGATGGATTCAAGATTATTTCAAACATTATAAAAAAGCTCCAGGCAAACACATTCAAGATATCTATAAAGGAACAAAGGATTCATTAAATGAAGCAGAAGCAACTCTGATTGGAAAATTCCTCAGTGAACTTTCTGAAGCGTACGAAACAAAATCTGACTTTAACCATGAATATCTTTTAGACCAGACAAGAGATTATTTTCGAGAGCGGTCACTTTCAATTTTATCGGAAAAAGTTCAGGCCAAGCTTCTCAGAGGTCGGATTGATCAGGCCGAATTGGAAGTGAAAAATTTTAATAGGGTTGTAAAAGAACTTGGCACCTGGTTCAACCCGTTCGAGAAATCTGAGATTTATAAAATCTTTTCCGAAGAAAATGATTTCATGTTCAACCTTCCTGACGAGCTTGGAAAACTATCAGGCAATCTTGAAAGAGAATGGTTGATAGCTTTTATGGGGCCAATGAAACGCGGCAAAAGTTTCATGTTGGAAGAGTTCGCCGTTTTGGGTCTCTCAAGTAGATTAAAGGTTGTAATCTTCAGCCTGGAGATGAGTAAAAAAGAAATGTCGAAGAGAATCCATAAACGAATAACAGCGATGTCTGCTAAATCAGGATTAGTTTCTTGGCCCGTCTTTGATTGCGAGAGGAACCAAGACAATACTTGTAAACGTCCAGAAAGGACTTGCTCCAAAGGAGTAAAGGATCCGGGGGATTCTCTCCCTGTCTTTAAAGAGACAAAAGGGTACAAGCCATGTACGGCTTGTCTGTTAAGAGACAAAGACAATCCTAACGAAGGAGATTATCGCCAGGCAATATGGAAAATCTGGAAGGATCAGAAAGAGTCTATTGATCCGAAAATCGTTCTCAAAAAGGCGAAGGACTTTGAAAGGCTTTATGGAGACAATTTCAGATGTAAAGCGTATCCGTCCTTTACAGCGACGTTTGACGATGTCATTTCAGACCTTGACGACTTGTGGTACACAGAAGGATTTGTTCCCGATATAATCTGTATCGATTCGATCGATATTATGGCGCCACAAGGGAATGACAATCTGTCTGAGAGGGGTCAAATTGACTGGGCCTGGAAAAGAGCAAAAGGACTTGCTGGAGAAAGGCATTGTCTTGTAGCAACAGTATTACAGAGCAATCGGGCGTCAATCACCCAAAAGAGCGTACAACAAGACAATACGTCAGAAGATATCAGAAAATTAGCTCATGTGGATGTCATGTTTGGATTAAACCAGACTCCAGACGAAAAGAAGATAGGCGTGATGAGGGTTAGTATTATTGCCCATAGGCATGAAGGATTTCAATTTGGAAGGGAGGTGAAAGTTCTACAGTCTCTCGAAATTGGTCAACCAGTTCTTGAAATACAGTGGTCTGTTGAAAAAGAAAAAAATTAAAAAAAGGTAACAAAAAATGTTGTAAAAAAATCAAAACCAATATATAATAGGCGTAAAGGTATCAAGAAATCAACCAAAAAACGAAAGGAGAAAAGAAAATGTTAATCGAGATTAAGCAAATCAAATTCAAAGAGTTGGCAGCGGCGGTAAAAGTTCTCAATGACAGTGGGTTTCTCAAGGAAGCGATCCCAACGGTGGGTCAGTCAAAAGAAGCGATTGTGAGAGCGTTCGTCAGGAGCGTCCAAGCGATTCCTGACGATGCTGACGGGAATTGGACAGGTCCTGCAGAAGTTGCCGATTATTACGAAAAGATCGTTATCCTACCTCCGCCAGCTGTAGTTGCCGAAGAGAAGAAAGAGAAGAATGAAAAAGCAAAAAAAGAGCCGAAGGAGAAAAAAGAGTTGAAGGAAAAGATTCCGAAGGAAAAATCGGTATCATCCATCGACCTTATGAAAGAACTCTTGGCCAAAAAGACATCGGATGCCGAGATCACAAAGGTCTTTACGGAAAAATTCCAGAAAAAGGATCCAAAGGTCACAGCCGACTTCGTCGAAAAAAGAATCAAGATCTACAAGAACTTGGCGAAATAGTAACCAACTGGCCGGGCAAATTTCTCGGTATCCACGTAGTTGATTACCAGCCGGGAGGGGTCACAGTTCGATCCCCCTCCCGGCCCTTTCTTACAAAAAGGAGAAAACAAATGATATCAATCTGTAGAAAATTCGAGTTTCATGCAGCCCATCATCTTCCCAATCATGAAGGAAAATGTAAGGATGTTCATGGTCACTCGTATATCCTTGAAGTAGAGGTGACAGGACCAAAAAGTCAAAAGGGCTCAGAGATAGGAATGATAATGGACTTTGGTTTTTTGAAAAAGATTGTTAATGATTCTGTTTTAGAAAAGCTTGATCATAAGAATCTGAATGATATCTGGAATAACCCAACGGCAGAAGAAATGATTGAGGATATCGTAAGATGGATTGATCTGGAGTTGGAAAAATTTCCTTCTTATGTGGAAAGAGTCCGTCTATGGGAAACGAGTAACTCCTATGCAGAGTGGAAGGCAGAATGAAAATCTATTCTATATTTGAAAGCATTAATGGAGAAATTACCCGGTCTCATCAAGGATCTATTTGTACTTTTATACGTTTAGCTGGGTGTAACTTGAAATGCAGTTTCTGCGATTCCGAGTATGCTCAAGGAAAAAATACCGGGAAGGAAATGTCTATTACGAAGATTATCAACGATGTTGTTTTTTATGGGAACAAAAATGTCACAATTACCGGTGGTGAACCATTACGAAAAGCAATCGAACTCAAAGAATTAGTCGTCAGATTATCTGAGCTAAACCATCAAGTCTCCATTGAGACAAATGGATCATACAAGATCCCAAGTGATTGGCCTGTCTATTGTTGGGTCGCTGATTGGAAAGGTCCGTCGTCCGGGATGAGAGACAAGATGAGAATTAACAATTTCTCTGCTCTTGACCATACTGATTTCATCAAATTCGTTATTAAGAATTATGCTGATTTCAACGATGCTATGGCGACTGTCATGCATCTTACAGACGCAAAAAACTTTACTCCAAGATTTGCTTTCTCTCCTATGTTTGGAGAAGGACCTCAAGGTGAATTAACAAAATGGATGTTGAAAGAACCAATCCTAAAAGAAAGAGGAGCAATCTTCAACCTCCAAATTCACAAGATCATTGACGTACAATAAAAAATCAAAGAAATCAAAACCGCTCTATAATATAGATAGGAGTTAATCAATGGCAAAGAAATCATCGACACTCACGTTGAAAGAATACCAAGCATTCAAAGCCAGAGAATGTGTTAGAGACTTACTGAGGTTTATTGGCGACAATCCTGATCGTCCTGGGTTAAAAGATACGCCTGAACGGGTGATCAAAATGTATCAAGAATTGTTCTGTGGATATGATCCAAAAAGAAAACCAAAGATGACTGTATTCAAAAACCGGGATGATGGGCTTGCCTACAAAGATATGATCAGAAATTCTGGTTACTTCTTTAGTTTCTGCGAGCATCATATGGCCTGTTTTTTCGGGAACTGGGATTTCGCATATATTCCTGATGAATGTATCATTGGCTTAAGTAAAATCGACAGGATTGTTGATTATTATTCAGGAAAGCTCCAAGTCGCAGAACGGCTTGTCCATCAGATCGCTGATGATCTAGAAGAAGTCCTTAAACCAAAAGGGCTGATACTTGTTATGAATGCCCGTCATATGTGCAAAGAAATGAGAGGTGTAAAGAAAATTAACAGCCCTGCTGAAGTAATCACAGTCAGAGGAGTCTTTGCAAAAAACATTAATGGATGCAAAGATGAATTTATGTCCAGAATTCAAGGGAGGTAACAACATGGGAAGGACTTTTATCGTTATCAGAACAAGCTTTGAGGCAGGCCACCATTGGCCTGATTGTCCTTTCAACGATGTTGCTTTTCTGAGAAACCAACATCGACATATCTTCTATGTCGAGTTAAAGAAGGAAGTCTTCGAAGATAGAGGGATTGAGTTTATTCGCTTCAAAAGAGTTGTCGAAGAATTTATTAAAATCAAATACGCAGGAAAAGATCTGGGCCCAACCTCTTGTGAGGTGATGGCGAAAGTATTAGCAGATAAATTCAATGCCAATTCAGTGGAGATTTCTGAAGATTTGGAAAATTCTGCGATTTACGAGGCGTAGTTATGATTTGGAAATGTTCAAGAGATTAAATCTCTGATTGATTCTGGCTTAAAAATGAAGAGAATTGCCAAGCATTATGATGTTAGTTACAGTACTATCAGTAATATCAAAACCGGTCGCTATTGTCAGGAGGTATTATGCATGATTTTGTAATCATTGACCCGTCATCTCCAGAATTTAATCGCGGTTCATTCCTCTATCTGCCTTATATTCTTTTCTCGGCATTAAGGAGCAAAGGATTTGATGTCGTCCTACTTGAAAAATTCGTCTGTGAAAATATTGACGCCATACCAAAAGCAAAAAAGTATTTGGTTGCACTAACATCATATCCGCAAATAGACGCCTGCCTTGTTCTTGATCGATTCCTGCCAGAAAAGCCCCACTTCTTTGGTTACTATCCTCTTATAGATAGTTACCGCTTCCAAAAGTATAGGATCCCTGATCAACACATCAAGGATGGAATTGCAGACTACGTACTGTGCTTTAAGGATTTCAAAACAATCCTCCTGTCTGATTGTGATATGCACCTAACAAAATACTCGGGAACAGTTTATCCTTTGTTTACCTCGTATGGTTGTGAAAACAAATGCAAATTCTGCCCCGTATCTGTCAATTGTAACAGTAATCGAATAGTTGTCCCGATAGAAAAAGTTAAATTGATATTGGACTTTTGCGAAATTCAAGGCTACAAAAATATCCACTTTACAGATGAAGACTTTTTCTTTGATCCAAGCAGAGCAAAACAAATCCTGAAACATACCCAAGGCAAAGGTTTCAATTATATTGCTCTTGGTAGTGTCCATACGGTCTCCAAATTCATTGCGAAATTCGGGACAGATATCTTTGAAGAGACAGGAATGCGACTGATAGAGATCGGGCTTGAATCAGCCGATTCTGTATTGAATAAAGCTATGGGTAAAGGAGGTCGTGATCGTTATTCAAATTTGGCAGAAGTAGCCAAAGGCAAAGTAGATATTTTCTGGCTCACGATGACCTTTTTCCCTGGTGAGACAATCTCTGCCTTGCGATCGACAGGTTTGTTCCTTGAACAGTACGGGTTCAAGTTGGAAGAACTTTATGGAAGAATCCAAACAAATTCAACTCCAGGAGGACTTGGACAATTTTATCAATCGTATATTGGGACTCCAGAAAATCAGAATATTGGGACAAAAGGAATCAGCCTTTCTGCAAGGCCGATGCGACTGATCCCGAGCTTTGTACCGTACTCATTTCTTGAATGTGTTATCAGTAAATGTAGGAAGGTTTCGCCAGAAGAAAAGAAGTGGTTCCGTCTCTATAAAATTGATATGAGCTTGGTTTCAATGATTGAGGATTTATTCTCTTCCGTCAGGATTGGTCAAAAACTGGACCGTCCTTCTATCAAAGACATGTATTCTCTGTTATTGAATCTTTATCCCGCCGGGGATATCTTTACTACTTTGGCAATCATGGCCAGATTGGGGGTCATTGAATGAAAATTTGGAACGTCCCAATAGAGAGTCTGGAGGAGCGTTACAGTAAAAGCTGGAATGCTTGGTTCCCAAGCGTATTTGATTTTCATGAGATCGTCTTTGAAACAATTTATCCTATGCCTCTCTCAGACAAAATCAGAGATGGAGCATTCTTGGACATCTGCGGGACGAATTACTTCAAAGCGAGCCAGTTGGCAATCCTAATGAAAAAGATTTACGATGGAGAAATTGTAAGAGGGGATATTATTTTTCTGCAAGATCTTTGGTTCCCAGGTCTCGAAATGCTCCAATATTGCCGACAGGGATTACCGTTAGATTTTAAAATCTGTGGCATTCTCCATGCCGGGACATACGATCCTTTTGACTTCTTGTCAAAATGTGGAATGGGAGCATGGGGAAAAAACCTTGAGAACTGCTGGTTTAATTTCGTCGACAAAATCTTTGTCGCAACTCAATTTCACAAGATGTTGATCCATTCCCACAGAGAGATAATACCGAGTAAAATTGCTGAAACTGGACTGCCAATCTATAATGAACAACAGCCTTTTGATATGATGGAAAAAGAAAACATTGTCGTTTTCCCTCACAGACTTGACTCAGAAAAGAATCCTCAGATGTTCGATCGGCTGGCGAGAAAAGCAGAAACACCCGGTTGGCAATTTATCAAAACCAAAGACGTATGCAAAACCAAAAAAGAATACTATGATCTTCTAAACCGAGCTAAGATAGCCATATCCTTTGCCGATCAAGAAACGTGGGGAATTGCACAACAAGAAGCGATCTTTGCCGGTTGTTTCCCTGTCGTCCCTAACAAGTTAAGTTACAGAGAACTATACTCTGACAGATTCAAATATGATTTCTTTACTGACGCTGTTCTTCTAACGAAACATCTTATGTCCCCTAATAAAGAAGATTACGAAGAATTTTGGAGAAACAGAGAACAACTTCTTGACAAAGGTAGGCAAGCAATTCTTAATATTATTCATGAAATGGAGAAACTATGAATCTAATGCTTGACAGCGGATCCCCGTCACTTTACAATATCTTGGTCAGGACCAAAAAGACCAAAGGTCTCATGGGTTCTTTCCTTAAGGACAGAATCAATGATACATTTGAATATCTTGATTCCAAAGAATATCTTGATTATAAAAAGGCATACATAGATTTCATCATAAAAAATAAAGAATATTTTGATGTCTATGTCAACCTTGATATCATTAACAATGCAAAGGCGACATGGGAAAATCAATTGGAATTGGAGTCTTACGGGCTCAAGCCAATCCCTGTGTTCCACTTTGGCTCTGATATGAAATGGCTCTATAAATACCTTGATAAAGGTTATGAGTACATCGCAATGGGAGGCTTTATTCCGAATCCAGTAAGTGTGTTACAGCCATTTCTTGACGATTTGTGGTCGAACGTCCTCTGCGATAGGAATGGAATCCCAACAGTGAAGGTCCACGGGTTTGCTGTAACGTCTGCCAGGCTCGTTGCTCGTTATGCATGGTACAGTGTCGATTCCACAAGCTGGGCAAAGATTGGGATATACGGGGCAATCACGATTCCAAGAATCAAAAATGGGGCATGGACCTATGATGAGTCTCCTCATATCTTCTTTACTTCAAATAAAAGCAAAGCACAAAATGAAGTTGACGGGAAGCACATCAATACAGTTACCGATGTTGAGAGAAAATATATACTCCAATTTCTGAAAGAAAATAATGTCCCTTTAGGAAAATCATCGTTTAAAAAAGAGAAACAAAGTGATGGATATGAACCAAAAGAAAATGAACGATGGGTTGATTTAAAAACAAAGGACGAGATTGAGATCATCGAAGAACAAGGTGTAAGCAATATGTTTGAACTGAGGAATAAAATCAACCTGCTCTTCTTTATCAACCTCCAAAAATCGCGACTTGATTGGCCTTTTGCTTTCAAAAGAACGATAGCAGGATTTGGCTTAGACGGGAATCCCCGCAACGAGATTTCTAAATTTTCTTCTTTTAAAGAGAATTGGCGATTGTATGTAGCAGGTGAAAATCCTCATGGCGTAGACCCAAACACGCCAAGGGGGAAAAGCGACAGGGATATCCATGATTTCATCGAGAGTCAAGGAATTGAGATGAACAGACTCGTATCTTTCTTTTACAAATCCTCAGTGTTACGGAACATTGAATTGAAAAAAGAATTATTAGAGGAGGAGAAAGGTGAAGGTAAAAAAAGAAGAACTACAAAAAATTCTTGAAAATCTCCGCCCGGGGCTTACAAAAAGAGACATTGTCAATAAGCTCTCGGAATTTACTTTCTCTGGCGAGAGAATCTGTACATTCAATGACCAAATATCAATCAGCCATCCTTTCAAGTCTGATTTCGAATGTTCGATTGATGGCCAAAGCTTTTATCAGGTCGTTATTAACAGCCCTGGCGAAATGATCAACCTTGAAGTAACAGAAAAGTCTTTGGTAATTAAAGGAGAGAAATCAAAGGCGATTTTGGCAATCTCCGAAAATAGTGTTGTTCTCGACAAGATCAAGATGCCAGACATCAGTTCAAAAAAATGGAAACAACTTCCAGAGTTATTCATTGAAGGAATCAAGCTCTGTTCATTCAGTGTATCAAAGGATCTGACAAGGCCATATCTGACCTGCGTTGCAGTAAAGGACAATAAAGTCTTTTCTTGTGATAATCTCAGAATGAGCAAGTTCCTGTTGGACAAATCCGTTGGGGACAAATTTCTTATTCTTGGAGAGTCTGCAACAATCTTAACAAAGTACCCGGTCAAAAAATTTCTTAAAGATGAAAGTTGGGTTCACTTCAAAACGGAAAGTGACACGATCTTTTCCTGCAAGGTCATTGTTGATATCTACCCTGACCTCGATCAATATTTCAATGTCGAAGGTCTATCCTTTGCTCTCCCCGACGAGTTAAAAAGCGTCGTTGATTCTGTTGCCGTTGTTACAGATGAAGAATTTTCAATCGACAACATCATTTCTGTGTCAATTGAAAAAAAGGAAAAGATAATCACTTGTTGTGGAATAGGCACCAAAGGATCTTTTGAAAGAATATGTCAGTTAGAAGGGCGTATACAGAGAGATGTAACATTTGCCATCAATCCTGCCTTCTTCTCGGAGATCTTGAATTACAAGTCAGAAATGGTCCTGGGTGAAAATCATGCTTTATTTACTGGGAAATCATTTGAACATGTTATGTGTTTACCAAGAAAATAAAATCAAAAAGGTTATATAATAGATAGAGGATTGATATGCCTGATTTTTGCCATCTCCACGTACATACAGAGAACTCATTACTTGATGGATACGGCTCGGCTGTTCAGTATCTTGCCAAGGCAAAAGAACTCGAATTTAGATATCTTGCTTGTACCGATCATGGGAATCAAGATGGATTGATTAAATTCCAAAAGGAAGCAGAGAAACAAGGGATTAAACCAATTCTCGGTTGTGAGCTCTACGTCGTCCCCGATGCTTCTTCCAAGAAGACAGGAGAATTTAGGCATCACATAACAGTGCTCATCAAGGATGATACTGGATGGCAAAACCTCTGCAAAATACTAACAGAGGCAAATCTTCATGGGTTCTATTACAAGCCAAGAACAGATTTTGATACTCTGAAAAAATACAGTAAAGGTCTCGTCTTTTTAAGTGGCTGTACCGCAAGCGTCATGGGAACAAAGATTGGATATGAGTTCTTCTCGGAATTGAGAGATCTTCATCCAGGAGATTGTTACTGTGAGGTTATGCCCCATTTGTTCGAAGATCAGGCTTACATTAATAAGATTTGTAAAAATTCTGGCTTTGATCTTGTAGCGACAAACGACGTCCATTATGTGAATGAAGATGATGCTGATGTCCATGAAGTTCTCTTGGCAATCCAAACCAAAGTGAAATGGAAAGACAAGAACCGTTTCCGTTTTGAGACAAAAGGACTTTTTCTACGATCAATTCAACAGATGAAAGAAGCATTTCAAGTCCAAGGAGTTTTGACAAAATTGGAATACTTGATAGCAATGAGGAACACGATAGAAATTGCAGAAAAGTGTTCGAATTTCAAAATCAAAAGGCAGGATATCTTCTTACCGTCTATCCTCATGAAGGATGAACCAGAGGACGAATTTCTCGAGAAACTGTGTAGAGAAGGGTACAATCGCATTTTTACTTCTTTGGCTGATTTAGAAGATGATCCTACCTACCACAGTAGATTTCTTGAAGAGTTCCAGATGATCAAGAAGAAAAAATTTATTGGATACTTTCTTGTGGTCTGGGAAATTACAGAATGGTGTAAAAAGAATGACATCATGATTGGCCCAAGGGGAAGCGTTGGAGGCAGTCTTATTGCATACTTGATTGGTATTACTTCTGTTGATCCAATTAAATACAACTTACTGTTTTCCCGATTCATTGCAGAAGACAGAATTGACTACCCCGATATTGATGTCGATTTCGAACGTGTCAAAAGGCCATTGGTCAGAGGGCACCTTGAAGAAATGTACGGAAAGAATAACATTGCAAGCGTATCGACTTTCATGGATATGAAAGGACGGGCTGCAATACGCGATGTTGCAAGAGTTTTTAACATCCCATACAGTGAAGTTGATGAATTTGCAAAGACAATAGAAGATGACGAAAATGGTGAAAATTCAATTGAGACGGCTTCCAGAACTCCAGAAGGTCAAACCTTTTCCAGAAAATACCTAAATGCTTTGAAGATAGCAGTCAGGTTGGAAGGACAGTGTAGGGGTGTTGGACAACACGCCGCTGCCTTGATTGTTTCCGCTGACGACCTTACTCAAGGAACAAGATGTAATCTCTCCACTCGTTCAGGACAAGAAGTAGTAAATTGGGACAAAGATGATGCCGAATATGTTGGTCTAATGAAACTTGATGTTCTTGGCCTTAGCGAATTATCAATCCTGAATGAGACCCGTAAACTTGTTGAAGAAAATCACGGAAAGAAGATCATATTTGAAAAGATTGAATTAGACAATCCACAAGTCTTTGAAATGTTATCGGAAGGCCAAACCGTAGGTGTCTTTCAATTCAATACATGGACAACAACAAAACTCTGTAAGGAAATTGGCATCGACAATTTTGGTCTTATGAGCGATGTAATCGCCTTAGTCAGACCCGGACCTGCAAACAGCGGAATGACAGCCGACTTCACAAAAAGGAAACATGGCGGAAAATGGCGAAAGAAACACAGAATTTATGAACACATCACAAAAGACACGTATGGTATCATTATTTACCAGGAACAGGTAATGCAAGTAATCAACCAGGTGGCAGGGCTTTCATACTCAACTGCTGATGCAATTAGGAAAATTATTGCAAAGAAAAGAGATGTTAAAGAATTTGAAAAGTACCGACAGATGTTCATTGATGGATGTAAAAAAGAAGAGACACTATCAGAAAAGGAAGCAGCCGAATTTTGGACTGCTTTAGAAAAACATGCAAGTTATGGATTTAACAGATCCCACTCAGTAGCCTATGCAATGATAGCATACTGGTGTGCCTTCTGCAAACTATATTTCCCGGCAGAGTTCCTCTGTGCAAATTTATCGTATGGTACAGACGGGAAAAAGGACGATTTGGTCAAAGAAGCAAGACGATTAGGGTTGAGTATTGTTCTCCCAAAAGTAGGTATCTCAGATGCCCATCTATGGGTTGTAAAAGACAATAACTTATACGTCCCATTCATCGAGATAAAAGGAGTCGGGCCAAAGGTTGCCGAAGATTTACTAAAATACCATCCACCAGAACCAAAGGCGGTCGTTGTCCAACAGAAAAAAGAGAAGCCGAAGCAACTAGGATTCTTTGACATTGAAGAAGTGGAAGAACCAAAGACGGTGTTAAAGGAACAGAAAGAGAGAAAGATAGATAAAATACTGAAGGCAATAGGAGCGATTGGCAATGAGCCTGAACAGGACCTATCCAAGTACTTCTCTTTTGACGTGGCGACTGATAAACATGGTGAATTTCCAAATCTTCTCTCCTGTCTTGGCTTCAATTTCTCTCCTAAGGATCTTGACCCTATTCTCAGTCTAGACGTAAATCAAGGCTTTATCAGGGGTAAAATACACACAACGACAAAGTTTCAAAACCCAGAACTACTTTATTGCCAGGAATGCGATTTAGTAAAACAATGTAAACACCCTGTGTTGCCCTCTCCTGGGAGGTACAATTTGGCAATTGTTGGAGAGGCGCCTGGATGCATTTCTGGAGATTCTTTGATAGATGTTGCCTTCAGAGATAAATCCAAATTTCCTAATGGGATAGAAATAAAGGATCTTGTTGGCCAAAAGGATTTTTATGTCTATTCTTTTGATGTCGATAATTGTAAAATGGTTGTTGATAAAGTGAGAAAAGTTTGGAGTACTGGTATAAAAAAAGTCTGGAAAGTAACCTATAAATGGTGGAAATATACTAAAGGTGAAGATAAAGAAAGTTTAATCAATTCTTTGAAGGTGACGAAAAATCACAGATTTCTACTAAAGAAGCCAACTCCTTCTAAACATGATCCTTTCAAAGGAATAAATGATGGGAAAAGAAATTATATGTCTCTTGATTTTGGATTAGGGATTGGTCATAGCCTTCAACCTTTCTACAGGATGAGTTTCGATGGACGGTCTTTTGTAAGATCTGCCGATAGTGAATATGAAAAAGAATCAAGGGTCCTTGCTAAATTTAAATCGGGAGAAGAAACGATAGAAAATTATCAAGTCCATCATGTAGATAAAAACACATCTAATGATACTTGGGACAATTTGGAATTATTGACAGTGCAAGAACATTCTTCTCTCCATAGTAAGGGAGATAATAATTCAATGAAAAATCCAGAGGTTAAGGCAAAACATCTTGGAATAGTAAAATCGGCGGCATATCGTTCTAATATGAGTAAGATAATGACTGAAGTACGAAAAAATCCTTTTGACCGACAAAAAAGATTAGATAATGTTGAAAAATATCATGAAGAGAAATCTCAAAGATCAAAAGAGTTTTTTTGTGATCCTTTTCATTATTATGGATATTTACTTGCCAGGGTAAATTCTGAGAAATTTCCTAATGATGATATTGAATGGGCTGAAGGAAAATTCAAAAATAAATTCCCGAATATGGAATTTCCTCCGATAGATAATCATAAAATTATATCCGTTGAATATGTTGGAGAAGAAGAAGTATATGATATTGAAACAGAAAAATATCATAATTTTGCAGCTAATGGGGTCTTTGTTCATAATAGTCATGAAGATGAAGAAGGACAAGGATTTGTTGGTAGGTCCGGTCAATTGTTATGGAAAGAATTGGATAAATATGGCCTAATCCGTCGGTTCTTTCACATGACAAACTGTGTAAAGTGTTATCCAAAAGACATAAGAACTCCTGGAGACAGGCATTTGAATGCCTGTGCAAAATGGCTGAATGAAGAGATTATACGGGCAGATATAAGACTCGCTCTCGTATTCGGAAATACAGGTCTAAAATACTTCAAAAATGAAGATGGAGGAATCACCAAATACAATGGGAAGGCAGAGTGGCTTGAAGCCTACAGTATGTGGGTGGTATGGTGCATACACCCGTCTGCCGTATTGAGAAGCCCAAATAATAAAAATGATTTCCAGAAAGGAATTGCAAGTTTCGCAGAAAAAATCAACATTCTTGGAGGATTGAAATAATGGTACAACCTTTACATCTGAAATATCGCCCATCAAATTTCGATGAATTTGTAGGCAATAAAGGAGTAATCAGTTCTATCAAAAGCGTCTTGGAACGCAAAGATGGGATTCCTCATTCATTTCTTTTCACAGGGCCAAGTGGATGTGGCAAGACAACACTGGCGAGAATTACCAAAGAACATCTTAATTGTTCAGATATGGATTTCCAGGAATTAAATGTAGCAAATGTCAGAGGCATTGACACGATTCGAGAGATTGGACAGAGCTGCGGATACTCTCCTCATGAAGGGCCTATCAAGATATTTCTTCTTGATGAAGCGCAAAAACTAACATCTGACGCCCAAAACGCCCTCTTGAAACTTTTGGAGGATACTCCAAACCATGTCTATTTTATCTTGTGTACCACTGATCCAGAAAAATTGATCAAAACAATTAAAACCCGTTGCCATACATACCAAGTCCAATCACTACTTGATAGAGACATAAAAGAATTGTTGAATAAGGTTCTAAAAAAAGAGGAAGTGAAAGGATTTCCAGAAAAGGCAATTGATGAAATTTGTAAGGCATCTCTTGGTTCACCGCGACAAGCATTAGTGATTCTTGATTCTGTGATTGATATCGCAGATGATGACGAATTGATTGCTTCTGTTATCAACTATTCAATTGACGAGAAAAGTGTAATTGACTTATGTAAAGCGTTATTGGAAAAACAAAAATGGTCGGTAGTATCGAAAGTCTTGAAAGGAATCAATGATGAACCTGAAAAGGTTCGATACGCTGTCCTTGGATACATGGATTCGGTGTTACTCAATGATGGAAATCCATTAGCAGCGGTAATCATAGAACTGTTCTGGGAATCTTTCATGTATGTAGGAAAGGCAGGGTTGACTCATTGTTGTTATACATGTCCTCGTTAAGATTTTAGGCAATGAAATTCAAACATAGTATATAATAAGTAATAAAAGAAAGAAGGAAGAGAATATGGAAAATGATTTTGAAATAAACGAGATGGATCTTGATGGTGAGTTACTTAGGCAACCAGCTCTTTATGACATGTGGGCAAGGATGGCAGCAAGAGCCCAGAAGGAGCAAAGTCAAATTGATCTTCAGAGAAAAATCCTGAAGGCAAAGTTGTACAAAGAGACGAAAGAAAAATTTGAATTGGCAGGAAAGAAGCCAACAGGAGCTGATCTTGAAGCAGAAGTGAGAACAAGCGTTGAGTATGCCGAACTGTCCCAGGCTCTTATAGATGCCGAAGAAAAGGTCGGACAGATGGAGGCAGGAAAATGGGCGATGGTCGAAAAAAGTAAATCTCTTGACAGGCTGTGTGAAGACAGAGACAAAGGATTTTTCATGCCTGGGAGCAAAGCTAGTAGTATCCGTCGTCAGGAACAGTTAAAAGAAATAGACAAAGGACTCAGGGAAGAAATGAAAAGCAAACGCATTAACAGGGGATGATAATATGGATGAAATAAAATATTTTCTTGCATTACTAGCTATAATATTCATTGGATATGTAGCAGTCAGACTATGGTCCTATGGGATATTTCGTAGCTATTTCGATGCAAAGAAACCACAACAAGGAAAGGAGAATAAGAATGCCAAAACCGAGTAGACGTAGTGCCAAAGATGAACTGATGAGAAGATTGGAAGGTGATTACAATAAAAAGAAAGGAGGTGGGTCACTTTTTAGATCAGATTTGAGAGGAGTCAACTTCTGGCAGTGCAAGGAGGATGATCATCTTCTTGACATCATTCCTTACACAGCTGGAGAAATGGATCCTGTTGAGCCGGGTAGCGAAAGTTATGTCCTCGAACTTTACGTTCACAACAATGTCGGCCAAACAGAAGGGATGATCGTATGCATGGCTGAAACATTCAAGAAGCCTTGTCCAATCTGTGAAGAAAGACGCCGGTTGATCAAGAAAGGAGATGATGACCAGAGAATAAAAGAACTGACACCAAGCAGATATCCACGATCAATCTACAACATTGTCTGCTATGACTCAAAAGAAGAAGAGAATAAAGGTGTTCAGGTATGGCACACAAGCAATTTCCTTCTGCAACAGTATCTTCTTGCTCTCGCCAAGAGGCCGGTCAGACCTGGGCAAAAAACCGTTGAACCATTTATAGCTTTCATGGATTTGGATGAAGGGAAAACTATTACTTTCAAACGTGAAGGCAAAAAGGAAAGCACCAAATACATCGGTCTTCGCTTCGAGGACAGAAATTATAAGATCGACGATGAAATTGCCAACTCTGCTCATGTTCTTGATGAGCTGATTCATTGGCCATCTTACGATGAAGTCTATCAGGAATTTTGGGGGACAGCACCAGAAGAGAAAGAGATGGAAGAAACTCCATCTCGTGGTAAAAAGTACGAAGAAGCTCCTAAGAAAGAAGCAGAAGAACCACCAACTCGTTCACGTCGCCAGTCTGAAGAGGAAAAAGAAGATCTCCCTGATCCACCTCCTACAAGATCAAGGCGACAGGCAACAGAAGAAGCAGAGGAACCAGCGAAGGGAAAAAATCTTTGTTCTGCAGGAAAAAACTTCGGTGTGGACATCGATGAACTGAAAGAATGTGAAAAGTGTAGCGTATGGAAAGAATGTGCCAAAGAGGCAGATGCAATTGAAAAGGCAAAGCGGAAATAACTGGTGATTAAGAAAAGAATGGAAGAAAAGTGGGCGTATTAGGACCGACAAAAAATCGTAACTACAATAGCGATAACAAATCGGTCGCTCCGGCAGGGAGAAATCGCCTTTTAGACCATGCTTGTTAGAAGAGCAATTACCAGGTCAAATAGCGGCGCCCATTTTTTAAAAAGCAAAGCGGGAATAACGGCGGCCAAGCTGTGAGCACCCAAGGGAGGTATGAACGCTTATTGTGGTAATGAGCGATGGGAT